GATAGATTCATTGATTTAGCATTTAGTATGGGCGGTATTAGAGGACTAAAAGCTGATGAAGTTAAACAATATATTAGGTATATTGCTGACAGAAGACTCTTACAACTGTCATTAAAACCTAATTATAACGTAAAACATAACCCTTTAGGTTGGTTGGACTGGGTATTAAATGGCGTAGAACACGCTAATTTCTTTGAAAACAGAGCAACTGAGTACAATAAAGGTACAGTAACAGGAAACTTGTGGGAGTAAAGTGCCCTTTTTAGACGAATACAATGGACGATTTAACATTACCAAATAACGTAGACGATTTAGTTAAACTACTTAACGAAGTTTATCCTGAAAAATCTCCTGATTTACAAGATGATACTAAGACTATCTATTTTAAAGCAGGTCAGCGTGACGTTGTAAATTTTATTAACACTCTAAAAGAGAGAACGGAGAAATAACTATGTGTTTATCAAGACCTAAAGCACCTGAAGTAAAAGAAGCTCCTGCTCCAGTTGTTAATCAATCACCTATTGGTGATGATTTAGCACCTACTTTAATGACAGCAGATGAGCAAGATGGAAAAAAGAAAATCGCTAAGAAAAAGAAATCTGGTACGAGTTCTTTAAATACTTCAAGTGGCGTTAATACAGCTACAGGTAGTAGTACATTAAATATTGCATAATAAATGGAATACATAGATAACAATTTTACGCAACATACAGCGAAAGAGCGTTATTTTAAACTACAACAACACAGAGAACATTTTTTAGATAGAGCTGAAGAGTGTGCTGAAGTTACTATACCGTCTCTAATTCAACCTGATGGTTTTACAACATCATCAGATTTATATAACCCCTTCCAATCAGTAGGAGCTAGGGGTGTAAACAATTTAGCTTCTAAATTATTATTATTATTACTTCCACCTAACTCTCCCTTCTTTAGATTATCAATAGCAGGAAAAGCTAAACAAGAGTTAGACCAAAATAAAGAAATAAAGTCAGAAGTAGAAAAATCTTTATCTATTATTGAAAGAGAAGTATCTAATAAAATAGAACAATTAGCATTAAGAGTATCTGTATTTGAAGCATTAAAACATTTAATTGTTTCAGGCAATGTACTTACATACTTACCTAAAAAAGGTAGCATGAGAGTGTTTCCTTTATCACAGTATGTAGTTCAACGAGATAGTTCTGGTAATGTTTGTGAAATTATTATTCAAGAAAAATTAAGTATATTATCTTTAGGTGAAGATGTTGCGGCACAAGTTATGGCTGACCCTGAATATAAAAAAGATGAAGAAATAGAATTATACACACACATTTATAAACTAGACAATAAAAAGTTTTATGTTTGTCAAGAAGTAAATGGTATTAAAATACCTGAGTCTATAGGCACATTTACAAAAGACCGTATGCCTTATCAAGCATTAAGAATGGTAAGAATAGATAATGAAGATTACGGAAGAAGTTACGTTGAAGAATTTTTAGGTGATTTAAAATCTTTAGAAGGATTGTCTCAAGCATTAGTAGAATCTGCGGCGGCTTCTAGTAAAGTTGTATTTATGGTTAGACCTAATGCAGTAACAAGAAAAAAAGATTTATCATTAAGCAGAAATGGTGACATCATTACTGGAAGCAGAGATGATGTGTCTGTATTACAAGCAGAAAAACAATATGATTTACAAGTTGTAGAAAGAAGCATACAAAAATTAGAAGAGAGATTGTCATTTGCTTTCTTATTACATACAGCAATACAAAGACAAGCTGAAAGAGTAACAGCACAAGAAATAAGATATATGGCAGAACAATTAGAAACTTCTATGGGTGGTATATATTCATTATTGTCACAAGAATTTCAATTACCATTAGTAAATATTCTTATGAAAAGAATGGAACAAGCTAATGAGATTCCGTCACTACCTGAAAAATCAGTAAGACCTACTATTATTACTGGTATAGAGGCATTAGGTAGAGGAAATGATTTACAAAAATTAAGAGAATTTGTTGCTGAGATAGGTAACTTAGCACAAATAAACCCTGCTGTAGTTCAAGCATTAAACCCAGACGATTTAATTAAGCGTATCGCTACTGGTTTAGGAATTGAAACTGAAGGTTTAATTAAGTCACAAGAACAAATGGCAGAAGAACAAGCGGCTCAAGAAGAGCAAATGCAAGATGAGCAAGTAATGCAAATGGCTGAAAAAGCTGTAGCACCTGTTGCTAATAATGCAACTAAACCACAATAAAGGAAACTAAAATGGTAGACACAATAGAAGTAAAAGAAGCAGAGACTACTAGCGAAAAGCCAGTAGAAGAAAAGTCCACACAAAGTATTGAAGGCTTACCAGAAAAATTTAAGTCAGTAGAAGATTTGGCTAAAAGTTATTCTGAGCTTGAAAAAAAACTTGGTGAACAAAATCCAAAACAAGAAGAAGTTGACCCTGTTAATAAAGCAGAGTTAAAAGAAGAAGAACCTAAAAATGATTTAGAAATTGCTGAAAAAGCTGTTGATAACGCAGGGTTAGACATGAGTAGTCTAGCTGATGAATATGCACAAAACGGTCAATTAGATGATAAATCATACGAAGCATTAGAAAAGTCAGGTATTCCTAGAGAATATGTAGACCAATTTATTGCAGGTCAAAAAGCAATCGGTGAGCAACAAACTAATACTGTAAAAGATATGGTAGGCGGTAATGAGGCTTATGATGAAATGGCTAAGTGGGCTTCTGATAATATGTCTGAAGGTGAAAAAAAAGCCTATAACACAGCAGTCAACAGTCAAGACATGGACACTGTTAAATTAGCAGTAGAAAGTTTGAAAGCAAAATATCAAACAGCTAATGGAACAGAGCCTAATCTGGTACAAGGTAAAGCTACACCTGCTACAGAACAAGGTTACGCATCTTGGGCTGAAGTAACTCAGGCTATGTCTGACCCTAGATATGCTAAAGACCCTGCTTATCAAGCGGCGGTTAAAACAAAAATATCTAACTCGGATTTGTAGTATGTAGCTAACAACATTAGATATAATATCAAAAAAAGTACCCATAGTAGAAGAAACTAATAAAACTAAAAAGGAGAAATAAATATGCCAATGGGAAAAGGAACATACGGTTCAAAAAAAGGAAGACCAAGTAATAAATTAAAAGGTGGACAGAAAAGATTACCTGCCGCTTTAAAATCAAAAATAATGAAAGCTAAGAAAAATAAATAATTATGGCAAAACGTGGATTGTACGCTAACATTCATGCTAAGCGTAAAAGAATCGCCAAAGGTTCAGGCGAGAAGATGCGAAAAGTAGGAGCTAAAGGTGCACCTACTTCTAAGCAATTTAAAAGAGCGGCAAAGACAGCTAAGAAAAGGTAGTTATGGTTGCTAAGAAATACCAAAATCCTACAGGTGGTTTAAACGCTAAGGGTAGAGCACATTTCAATAGCAAAGGACATAACTTAAAAAGACCTGTAACTGGTAAACCTAAAGCAGGTTCTAAAGCCGCAGGAAGAAAAAAGAGCTTCTGTGCTCGTATGAGCGGAGTAAAAGGAGCAATGAGAAAAAATGGCAAACCTACTAGAAAAGCATTAGCTTTAAGAAAGTGGAATTGCAATTAATATAGTTGTGCAACACTAATGTGTGGCAACTGCCAATACAATTTAGCCAAATAACTTGACCTACTGCGGTAGACAATCTTGACTAAATAACTGAATTGAAGAGGCTTTTATAAACTAACGTCATAAATCACAAAGAAGGAGACAAATATGGCAAACGCAAGTCCAGTCTCAGTCGGTAAAGTAAATGCAGGTGGTTCGGAAGACGCTCTGTTTCTAAAAGTATTCGCAGGAGAAGTTTTAACTTCTTTTGATAGAGCTTCAAAAACTCAGGGTGCGGACATGGTAAGAAGTATTGCTTCAGGCAAATCAGCTACTTTCCCAGTAATGGGTAGAGTTGGTGCTTCATACCACACAGCAGGAGCAGAAATTACTGGCTCAGACATAAATCACAACGAAAAGGTTATTACAATTAATGACCTTTTAATATCTTCAGTATTTTTATCAAATATTGAGGAAGCCAAAAACCATTGGGACGTAAGGTCATCTTACTCGCAAGAGATAGGAAGAGCATTAGCTTTTACTAAAGATAAACACATCTTACAAACTATTGGTCAAGCATCATTAGCATCAGCTAACGTATCTGACAGTGGATATGGAGCAGGTTCAACTATCACTAATGTTGGTATTGCATCTGCAACAGACGCTACTGCGGCTAACGCTATGATTGATTCATTGTTTGCGGCGGCTAAACAATTAGATGCAAACTACGTTCCATCAGAAGGCAGAAAATGCTTTATGAGATTGGAAGAATACTACAAATTAGCAAATGCTACAAACGCAGTAAATGTTGATTTCTCTGGTAGAGGTTCAATCGCTGAAGGTAACGTAACAAAAGTTGCAGGTATAGAATTAGTACCTGTAGCACACTTTGTATCTTCAAATGTAAACTCAGGCGTAGACCAAGGTTCAGCTACAGCAGGTGGTTCAAATCCTCAAGCTGTAGACTTAACTAACTACGTTGCTCTAGTTTCTCACCCAAGTGCGGTGGGTACTGTTAAGTTAATGGACTTAGCTGTAGAGAAAGAGTATGATATAAGAAGACAAGGTACGTTAATGGTTGCTAAATATGCTATGGGACATGGTGTATTAAGACCAGAAGCGGCTGTAGGTATTAAAGAAGCGTAATAGTTTCTTTACTATTTAATTAGATTAGGGGGAGTCAAATCCCCCTTTTCTACATTTAACACAAGGAAATATGACAACACAAATTACACCAACTACTGAGTTACAAGCAGTTAATACAATGTTGAGTACGATTGGAGAAGCTCCAGTAAACTCTATAACAGGAACGACAACTGTAGATGTATCTGTCGCTAAAAATATTCTTGACGAAACATCTATGTCTATACAATCTCTAGGTTGGAATTTTAACACACATACGAATTACAAATCATTGTCTTTAGATAGTGATAACAAAGTCCCATTACCATCAAACTGTGTAAAAGCAGACGCTAATCAAGCATACAGAAATTTTAATTATACAATTAGAGATGGTTTTCTATATGATATGGAAAAACATACTGATGTATTTACAAGTGCACCTAGTTCAGTTGACTTAGTCTTAGTCCAACAATTTGAACATCTCCCAGAATACGCAAGACGATATATTACAATGAAAGCGGCTAGACGTTTTGCTTCAAGATTTATAGGTGACAATCAAATTACACAATTAATTGGTCAAGATGAAAATGAAGCATTAATGGCATTTCATCAAGCAGACTCACAAGAAGCTGATTTAAACATTTTAAATGGTGACTCTAATACGTTCTCAATAATTAATAGAACAACTAGAAGGACATACTAATGGGTGGTGTTGTTTCTCAGTCTATACCTAATTTTCTAAATGGTATGTCTCAGCAAACACCTACACAAAGAGGAATTAACCAAGGTGAAGACCAAGTTAATTTTCAAAATAACATTGTAGAAGGTTTGTCTAAAAGACCACCGTTAGATTATATAGCAACACTAGACTCTACAAACTTATATCCCAACACTACTAAGTTTTGGTCTATACAAAGAGATGCGGCTAACCAATACATTGTAACTTTTTATAATGGTGGTGTTAAAGTATTTGATTTAGCAGGTAATGAAAAAACTGTTACAGTTGCAAGTGGTTCAAGTTATTTAACATCTACTAATCCTAGACAAAATTTTAAATTAGTTAATATTGCTGATTATACATTTATAGCTAATACAGAAAAAACAGTAGCGGCTGACAGTACAACGTCTGCGGCTAAAGTAGAAGAATTTTTAATTAATATTAAATTAACTAATTATGGTAGAGAATATAAAGTAGCAGTAAGACACCCTAGTATGTCTTATGAAGCAGAAGTACAGTTTCAATTACCTACTGGTAATGATGCGTCTACTGATAGTAAATTTAGAGATACAAACAAAATTAAAGATATATTATTAAATGGTACAGCTAGTACACACTGGGACAGTGCGGCTAATGGCATTGGATTTAAAACTGTAAGAACAGA